GAGTGGCAACGCCGCCGCATCGGGTGTGAGTGGCAACGCCGCCGCATCGGGCTGGAGTGGCACGGCTGCTGTGACTGGCCGGTATGGCAAAGCATCCGCGATTGGCAATCAGTGCGTCGCCGTTGCATGGGGCCAGGATAGCCTTGCAAGAGGCTCTGTGGGCAACTGGCTTTTGGTATCGGAGCGTGACGATGACGGAAACATCATAGATGCCAAAATCGTAAGGGTCGACGGAGAAGCCGTCAAAGAAAACACATGGTACACGCTGCAAAACGGCGAGATTTCGGAGGTGGAGGAATGAAGATGCAAAGACATTACTACGCCATCGTGGCTGAAAGGTACGGCGTCCGGGTAGCTATGCGGTCGGAGTGTAATGTGGCCGAGGTGGGCGATCTGGTTAGCGGCAGCAATAAGACAACCGTATATTCCGGGTACAAGGTCATCACAGAGCCACGCTTTGTTTTGTACGGAACCGGTGAGGACGATTTCCTGAACGCCCTGTATGCGGGGGATATTCCCCAGGTTTCCAAGGTTACCCGGGATGTGTGGAAGCTGGATACTGAAAAGGAGGATGCATCCGATGTGGACATCTGACCCGGTATGGGACGCGGAGTGCTACGCAGAGGAGCAGGATAGGCGGCTTGCGAGGATGCCTGTGTGCGATTGCTGCGGCTGCCGCATTACAGATTTCCCTGCTCTGCACTACAAGGACATTTGGCTTTGTGGAGAGTGCGTCAGAGACAACGAGGAGTATTACGAGGAGGCGTTGGAATGAGCGAGGGAGGCGTATTGCGGTACATCAAGACATCCGTGGATATTTACTTCCCGGAGGGGCATATGGCGTGTAACCTCTGCCCTCTGCTGGAAACATATTCCCGCAACCAGTGCAGGAGAACGAGCGAGTATCTGATAGACACAAGAATCATTGGTGCGCACTGCCCGCTGGAAATCATTGACGAGGAGGAAGAATTTTGAACATCTACGAGAAAATCGCTGCGATTATGCAGGATGTCCAGTATCTTGCAAAGGACGATCATGTAGAGTTCGGCAGCACCAAGTATAAAGCCCTGAGTGAGGAGAAAGTCACATCCATCATGCGGGCGGAGCTGCTGAAACACAAACTGGTTGTATACCCCATCGCACAGACGGCAACAAGAACCGGCAACATCACCCATGTGGATGTTTTGTACCGCATGGTGAATGTGGAGAACCCGGAAGAATACATTGAAATCGCGTCCTGCGGCGATGGCGCGGACACGCAGGACAAGGGCAGCGGCAAGGCTATGACATACGCTTTCAAGTATATGTGGTTGCGGACGTTTGCGATTCCCACCGGAGAAGACCCGGACAAGATTTCCTCCGCCGAACTGGACGAGAAAGAGCGGAACGCTGCGCCTGTGTGTGAGCGGTGCGGATCGGACATTGTGTCTGTAAGGAAGCGCAACGGCGAAATGTGGACGGTAAAGGATATGGTTAAGTATTCCAAGGGCCGCTACGGAGCGCAGATGTGCGCCGACTGCATGAAGGCAGCAAAGAAGGAGCAGGACAATGCTGCAGGCTGATGTGACCGCCGCCCGGTGGCAGCAGGACAGCGATGGGGCGTGGCTGTGCCTTCGGGTGCAGTCCCCCCGGTCGGCAATGGCCGTGTGCGACGAGCTGCAGCCGGACAAGCAGTATGTGGCGCAGATCAAGCGCAAGGGCAGGAGCCTGGATGCCAATGCGTATGCGTGGGTTTTGCTGGACAAGCTGGCGGCGCACTATGGGATTCCGAGAAATGATGTGTATCGGGAGGAAATAAAGACAATCGGTGGCGTAAGCGATGTTCTGTGCATTGTATCAAAGGCGGCGGACGAGTTCTGCCGAAAATGGGAATCCAAGGGAACGGGCTGGATGGCCGAGCAAGGGCCGAGCAAAATTCCCGGCTGCGTGAATGTGACCGTCTGGTACGGATCCAGCACCTACGATGTGGAGCAGATGAGCCGACTTATCGACCAAATTGTTGCCGATTGCAAGGAAGCAGGCATCGAGACGCTGACCCCGCAAGAGCTGGATTCCCTGAAATCTCGCTGGGGCGAAGCCAAGCCGCTGGGAGGTTATAAAGGTGACTGACAATAGACGGTGTTTTCTCTGCGGCAGAAATGGCGCAAGTGACCCGCTGGACCTGCACCACATATTCCCCGGTGCATGCCGCAAGAAAAGCGAGAAATACGGCCTTGTGGTGTACCTGTGCCATAACAGGTGCCATATTTTCGCGAAAACCGCCGTACACAACAACGCCTTAAAAATGCGGCAGCTGCAAAGATACGGCCAATTAAAGGCCATGCGGGAGCAGGGCTGGACGGAAGATGACTTCCGGCGAGAATTTGGAAAAAGCTATTTGTAAGGAGGAAAAAGATGGTAAACAGAATGATTTTGCAGGGGCGGCTTTGCTCTGACCCCGAACGCAGAGCCACACAGAACGGGACAACGGTATGCAGCTTCCGCTTGGCGTGGAGCGAGAAGGTAAAGGACAGAGAAACGAAGCTGTTCCTCCCCTGTGTGGCATGGCAGGGAACGGCAGAGCTGATCTGCACCCACTTTACCAAAGGCAAGGAGATCATCGTGGAGGGCAAGCTCTCCAGCCGGGACTATGAGGACAAGGCCGGCAACAAGCGCACCGTGGTGGAGCTGACTGCCGACAAGGTGCATTTCTGCGGCAGCAAGGACGCTGTTCAGAAACCCACGTATACCTTCGCTGTACAGGAACCCACGCAGACATTCGCGGAGATTTCCGAGGACGACGGCGACCTTCCGTTTTAAGGCGGTGTCACGATGGCAAGAAACTATGCTGCACTCCCCTATGACTATTTAGAGGAGATGGAAGCACTCAACGATGCAGAGTTCGGGCGGCTAACGCGGGCATTGCTGGTATACAGCATGACGGGAGAGCAGTTGGCGCTCTGTGGCAATGAGAGATTTTATGCCAAGCGCGTAATGGCGCAGGAGGATCGGTTTAAGGCGAGCTATGACGACATTTCTACCACCCGGCGCGAGGCGGGCAAGGCCGGAGCCGCCGCAAGATGGCAAAATGGCAAACGCATTTTTGCTAATGGCAAAAATGGCAAAGCCATAGTTGCTAATGGCAAAAATGGCAATACCGAAACCAATACCGAAACCAAAACCAATACCAATACCCAGCTATCTAACGATAGCAAGGGTGATATACGCGCGAAGCGCTTTACCCCGCCCACCCTGGCAGAGGTGCAGTCCTATGTGGCTGAACGCCATTCCCCGGTGGACCCGCAGGAATTTATTGATTTCTACGAGTCTAAGGGCTGGATGGTCGGCAAGACCCCCATGAAAAACTGGAAAGCGGCTTGTCGAAATGCCGAAAAGTGGGAAAGATGGGCAAAGACTGCCGATCCCAAGGAAAAGACACCGGACAATAGCCTGGCGGAGTTTATGCGATGGTAGGAGGGCGATGGAAGTGAAGCATTTAGGAGATATTTGCAAAATCAACGGTGCAGAAATTGAAATCGTGGATGTTATCACGGGCGGATCGCCGTGCCAAGATTTGAGCATTGCGGGAAAACGCGCCGGATTGGCCGGCGCAAGGAGCGGATTGTTCATGGCGCAAATCCGCATCGTAAAGGAGATGAGAGAGCATGACAGAGCAAACGGAAGGACAGGTGACATGGTCAGACCTCGGTTTATGGTCTGGGAAAATGTGCCCGGAGCTTTCAGCAGCAACAAAGGAAAAGACTTCGCGGCAGTCCTCGAAGAGATCATCCGCATCGCAGAGCCGGAAGCCCCCGATATTGATGTGCCTGAAAAAGGCTGGCCAACTTGGGGGGGGGCTACCACGATGAGGTGGGAGGACGATGGAGCGTGGCTTGGCGAGTGCATGACGCGCAATACTGGGGAGTCCCACAACGCCGCCGTCGTATCTCGGTTGTCGCAGATTTTGGAGGAGACACCGCAGGAGAAATACTCTTTGAGCGCAAAAGCGTGTCAAGGCATCCTACGGAGAGCGGAACGGCGCGGGAAGGATTTGCCGAAGCTGCTGAAAGAGGTTTTAATCCGGCAGTCGGGGACTGCATGACGGCTTGGGATTGCCAAAGCAAGCGCATTTTTGACACAAACGGAAAATCTCCCACACTACAAGGCGGTGTTGGAGGAGGTGTGAACAATCCTGCCATATTTGCAGCAATCCCCATCAACGACAAAGCTACAAGATGGCAGGGCGGCGGAGAGAGCCGCAACCACGATGGCAGCGGAAACGGTCTTGGCATCGGAAAAGAGGGAGACCCGTCTCCTACGCTGACTGCCGGCGACCGCCACGGGGTAATGTGCATGACACCTTGGGACGCACAGAGCCAGCGCGTATACGACGGTAACGGCGTTTCGCCTACGCTCAGTTCCCGTGAAAACAGCGGTCTGAACCGCGAAGCTGTGCTATGTGCCGGGTTTAAGGCCGGACAGGGCGCACAGGCGGGCGGCATCGGGTACAGTGAGGAAGTATCGCCCACGCTGGCGGCGGCACCCAGCGGGACGAACCAAACCCCGGCGGTGGTTGCACTGGATATGTCGCACGCTTGCGATGTCATCCGAGACTGCGGCGAGATTGTTCCGAGTTTGCAAGCCCGTATGGGAACAGGCGGAAACCAAGTGCCGCTGACATATCAAATGCAAGGGTTTGGAGATTACCGCGCCGGAGAGGTTGCAAGCAGTTGCAAGCAGCGGGACTTTAAGGACAGCACAGACCTTGTTTGTGCTGTTGACTGCCGGAACTTCCGAGAGGGCGGCGAAACAAACGGGACTTTGCAGGCAAAATCAAACGGCGGAATCAGCTACAATTTGCAGAACACCGTGAGAACGGGCATGATTGTGCGACGCCTTACCCCGATGGAGTGCGAACGGCTGCAAGGTTTCCCGGACGGATGGACAGACATTGGCGAGTGGCGCGACAGTAAGGGCAAGCTGCGCAAACCAAGCGACAGCCCTCGCTACAAGGCACTGGGTAACTCCATCGCCCTTCCCTTCTGGGATTTCCTGGCAAAGCGTATCAGTGCGCAATATCTTCGCCCTGTTACGATGGGTAGCCTGTTTGACGGTATCGGCGGCTTTCCGCTGGTGTTTGAGCGGCACAACGGCAAGGGCACGGCACGCTGGGCAAGCGAGATTGAAGAGTTCCCCATTGCCGTGACGAAACTGAGATTTGGGGAGGATTGACATGACCACATTACGCATGATTCCCGGCATTACATACACCCGGAAAAACCTTGAAGCATTGACCGGGATGCCGGACAGAGAGAACCGGCGAATGATCCGGGCGCAGCGGAGGCAGGGGGTGCCCATTGTGGCGCTGAAGGACGGCGGATACCGCCTTGCCGAGACCGACGAGGACAAGAAGGCGCTGCTGGACATGTACCGCAAGCGGGCTCTGGACGAGCTGGCCACATACAGCAGGCTTGCAAAGGCCATGCAGGTGCCGGGTCAGATGACCGTGGAGGAGCTGCTGGACGGATTGGCGGTGTAATATGACAATCTACATGCGAGTAAGCCGGGACAAGTACGAGCTCCCGGATGCCGTTTCGGAATCTATTATCGAGCTGGCCAACATTTGCGGCGTCAGCTGGCGGACGATCTACTGGGCCGTGTACGGCGGCAAGCGTACCAAAGGACGGCCCAAGTATGTGGCCGTACCGATAGGGGAGGGAGACGATGATTGAGATCACGGTGCCGCTGGCACCCGTCACAAAGAAAAACCATATGCGGATCATGCATAGCAGCAAAACGGGGAAGCCGTTTATTATGCCGTCCAAGCAGTACCAGGACTACGAGGCGGAAGCTGTATGGCACTGCAAAAAGGCCAAAGTGCAGCGCCCCATTGAGAAGCCTGTGGAGGTCAAATGCCTGTTTTATATGCCTACCCGGAGGCGAGTGGATTTGACAAATCTGCTGGAATCCATCGACGATGTGCTGGTGCGGGCCGGTGTACTCAAGGACGACCACAGCGGCATTATCGTTAGCCACGACGGGAGTCGGGTGCTGTACGACAAGGATAACCCACGGACAGTATTGTTTATCCGGGAGATGGAGGACATGGATGCTACAACCCGAGATGCGCGTATGTAAGCGCTGCGGCATAGAAAAGCCAATCACAAACTACAGCAAAAAAGGCGAAAACAAGTGGAGGACAACTTGCAAACAGTGTGATGCAATCGCCAGAAAGATGCGCCGGATAAGCGAAAAGAGGCTCACAAACCAAAACAACACGGAAAGCAGGGGGACGCTCTGTTGGAGATGCAAAAAAGCTGTTGGGCGCTGCTCCTGGACGGGGCTGGATAGCTCCAAAAAGGTACGCTTTGAGCCAGCGCCGGGATGGGTGGCGGTAAAATCGCTCGGCATACCAGGCCGCAAGTCAGAGTCTTACTTGGTGCTAAGTTGCCCGGAGTTTGAGGCGGACGAAAGGACGGAATGATGGGAAAATGTGACAAAATGAATCGGATCGCTGGGATAATGGTGCTGGCGGCGGCAACGCTGGGTGCGCTGACCATTGCGATGACAGCACAGACGTGCAGCGCAAATGATAATCCAGCAGAGGAGCGGTTGCCGCAGGTGGTTGCATTGCAGCCAGAATCGGCTGAAAAGGCTGGGTATAGGCAAGAAGCGGCATTCACCGTCACAGCGTACTGCCCCTGTGAAAAATGCTGTGGGGTGTTCGCAAATGGCTACACAGCCACCGGCGCAAAAGCCACCCAGGGCGTGACGATCGCCGCAGACCCAGATGTGCTGCCGATGGGGACAGAAATCGAACTGGACGGCCATACATACACCGTGCAGGACACCGGTGGCGCCATTGCCGGGAATCGGCTGGATCTGTATTTTGACAGCCACGAGGACGCCTTGCGGTGGGGTGTGCGAGAAAAGATCGTGAGGTGGGCCGGATGAAAAGCCCATGCGTAAAAGATTGCCCCGGCAGGCTCCCCTGCGGGGCCTGCCGGAAGGCTTGCGAGGCTTTCCGGGAATATGAAGCCCGGCGGCTGGGGCGGGACTATGGGACTACTGTAGGCGCACTTACAGCCGGCAGAAAATCCATGTTCCGGCGCGGGTGGCGGAGCGCCCAGCGGGGGAAGAATCACAAGAGATAGGAGGTTGACAATATGGACGCTGTGAAGTTTATTGAAGAAGCAAAGCGGATGTGCAATGCAAATATTAGCAACTGTGCGGAATGTTGCAAAGGCGGGGCATGCCCAATACGTCTACCGGGAACGAATTATACTCCGAAGGAACGCGTCAAGCTCGTAGAAGAATGGTCTGCTGCACACCCGCGAAAGACACGACAGAGTGTGTTTTTAAAACACTACCCGGAGGCGAGTATTAGCACACATGGCGTGCTGCTGGTATGCCCCTGCCCAATTTCTGCATCGCACAGGAACGCAAATGGCGGCTGCGCAACCATTGGTCGCAGATGCGACGACTGTCGTAAAGAATATTGGATGCAGGAGGTGGAGTGAATGAACGATATCACAAAGCAACCGTATTCCAAGTGGCTGGAAGAATCCCCGAAAGTTATTTCCGAGTTTAAGCCAGCGTGCCTGTGCATTGCAGCAACTTCCCCGGATGGTGAGACAATTACCGGATACTATAACGCTGATGCAACAGACAAGGCAGTTTTTGCACACCACATCCAAAGTGATGTGACAATGGACATTATCCGGGCGAACATCGCAACAATAAAAGCGATGCTTGAAGATTGCGATGCGGAGGGTGAATGATGGCTGAATACATCGAGAGGGCCGCTGCTGTGAAGGTGGTTTTGCGGGAACGAAAACCAACAAACAGCGTAGCGCAAAATCGCATGTTATCTATTATCCAGCGTGATTTGTTGACAATGCGCGCCGCCTACGAGGACACGGGACTGGAACCGGAGGAAGTTCTGCCGAAAGATAAGGCAGACGAGATCGCGCTGAAGCTGATGCGTCTTGCTGATTTGGAGAGCCTTTGCAACTATACCCGTTTGCGCGAGCTGGCCGAGGCAGACAAGGACGGGCGATTGGTGGTGCTGCCGTGCAAGGTGGACGACGGGCTTTGGACATTCTGTAGTCACCCGGTCGAGCAAGTTTACAGTTTTACTGTGACAGATATAAGCACACTTAATGGGAGGACTATGTTGAACACATCACGTTGCGGCGTTGTAGATGCGCGTGATGTCGGCAAGACCGTATTCCTCACCCGCGAGGAGGCGGAGAAAGCATTGGAGGCGATGAAATGAGCCGGCTATGGAATTGGTGCGCATTCTGCGGAAAGCGCATCGAAACGGGAGAAATGTGCTACGGTTTGCCAAACGGAGAGAGCGTATGCACAGATTGCTGTGTTGAAGAAAACGAGGGCGCGTCTGTATCCGACGGGGAGGAAGAACAGGAGGGTTAGTAATGGCTGAATTGAAACGCTGCCCTGAGTGCGGTGGAGTTACAACCGTTATCCATATGTACGATACCTACGATAGAGCAGACTTTGGGTGGGATGCTGGTTGTGGCAGATATAGGGCTGGTGATGGCCTCCACACAAAGAAGATGAAAGTATCTGGGCTGCCCAGCAAAGAAAAAGCAATCGAAGCATGGAACAGGAGGGCTGACGATGTGCGAAAAGAAGATTCTTGATGTGACCTGCGGATCCAGAACAATATGGTTCAATAAAAATCACCCCGCCGCAATTTATGCAGACAAACGAGTTGAAGAACTGTATGCTGTTTGGAAATCGGGAAACGGCCAGTCCGAGAGATCTTGCATTATTGCCCCCGATATTCAATGCGATTTTACGGATCTTCCGTTTGATGCCAATTCGTTTGCTCTTGTTGTCTGGGATCCGCCCCATCTTCGTCGGGTTGGAGAGAACGCATGGTTGGCTAAAAAGTATGGCCGACTCGACAATAACTGGCCAAAAATGCTCCAAGACGGTTTCAAAGAGTGTATGCGTGTACTTAAACCCGATGGCGTATTGATTTTCAAATGGGCGGGAACACAGATCCCTGCCGCCGAAGTTTGGAAAGCGATAGGACAGCGACCTTTATTTGGTCATCACAGCGGGAAGAAATCGCAGACCTTTTGGGGCTGCTTCATGAAATTGGAGGGCTGACAATGGCTGAATACATTGAGCGGGAAGCGTATTGCGCCTACCTCAAAAGTCGCACAGCGGAATTTCTTGACGATTACGGGAAGGGTTGGAGCAATGGGATTATATCTGCGAGGAGAATTGCGTTAAAGTTCCCCGCCGCCGATGTGGCCCCGGTGGTGCATGGGCACTTTGTACATGACGGGCCGAGGTTTGCTGGCGGTGTAGACTGGTGGCGCTGTAGCGCCTGTGGCGGGCTGGCATCTGGCGCGGAGACGCAATTCGCCTACTGCCCCAACTGCGGGGCGAAAATGGACGGAGGTGACAGCGATGCGGCTGATTGACGCTGATCAAATGGCTGTGGACGAATACGAGGCCTATATGTCTGCACAGGTGCAGATTACAGACGATTTGAAATGGCTTGTAAACTTTGCTGCACACAGCAAAATCCAGAGGCTCATAGCCGATACGCCCACCGTTGACGCTGTGCTGGTGGTGCGGTGTAAGGACTGCATCTACACACGCAAGTTATACGGGAGATTGGTGTGCAAATACGGGACATGTTCAGGTTGCATCCTCCGCGAGGACTTCTTTTGCGCAAACGGCGAACGGAAGGAAGGTGCGGAATGTTAATTTGCACTTGCCCTAACGAGCTGGAATGTCCCGCATTATTATCAGATGTGGTGTGTTTTCCGTGGTGCGAATATCTGGAGGAGGACGGCGACGGCGATGATTGATGAATGCAAGTGGATGCAAGACGAGGTTTGCGTAAACGCAGATTGCCCGGCGTGTGCGGATTATTGCCCAGTGGCAAATACACCGGGCGTATGCATATACGAGGAAAGGGGTGATAGCGATGCTCAAAAGGGCAAACGGCAGACCGGTGCCAAATAATCCGGCCAAGGCATACGAGCTGGGGCGGCTGGATGGCACCAAACAATGCATGGACAATGTTTCCTGCGTGCTGCTGGACAAGTGCGGATTCCATGTGCGGGAGCAGACGGCGGACGAGCACGACACCCGCAGCCTGGAATACTTACAGCAGTGCCTTGTGGAGCTGGTGGAAGCCAAGAACAACGGCTATATCAAGATGGCTGACATCGAAAAGGCCCTGCGGGGCGAATATAAGATGGTAAACAGCGCGGAGAAAAGGAGGGAAAATGAGCAAAAAGGCAACGCTGCCTTATGACGTGCGGTTGGAGTGCATTGCTTATGTGCGTGGGTATCCGCGCCGGGTGCGGGCGTATCGCGAGGCCCGGGCGGAGATTCTGGGCGTGACGCATAGCGCCACAGAGGGCATGCCAACTGGATCGGGCGCTGGTAGGCCCGCCGAGAGTAAGGCGGAGCAGCTGGCCGCCATAGAGCGATGTCCGGAGACGCAGAAGATGCTGGCGGTGGAATACGCTATAGACCGTTGCGGCAGAGATATCGGAAGCGATACAATCCGGCGGCAGCTAATATATGGCATTATGCGCAACTGCCAAGGTAAGCACAAGTATGCCCGTAATCGGATCGTGATTCCCGGGATTAGCGAGGCAACATTCAGCCGCCGGAAGGAAAGATTCCTGCATGATGTAGCGAAATATGCAGGGTTACTCGTGAAAGGTGATACAGATTCCACTTAATGATGTGCTACAATAGGTACAGTGGATGATAGGACAGTGGCATCCACGCGTTTTCCCAATCATCACTTTTCCTCCCTTCTATGCGCCGCCGGTATTGGGCGCACCTTCTGGCACCGAAAGGTCATACCGGCACAAACAGCCTGTAGGGGAACCTATGGGCTGTTGTTATATGCAGGCGTAGCTCAGTCGGTAGAGCTTTATCGCGCAAATGGATATGCGATTGAATGCCATTGGTCGCTGGTTCGAGTCCAGCCGTCTGCACCAAGACCCAAAGCTGACAGCGTACAGGGGCTCAAAGCCGGGAAGCCATTACCGGCAGGATGCGTCCAGATTTGTCCCGTCAGCAGGGCGTGGCTCCGCGAAGGGCCGTTCGATTTGCCCGCGTTGAATCGAGCGTTACTTAGAACGCGGAGGAGGCTCCGTGACGAATCCGCAAACGCGGGATATAGGGGCGAATGTTCCAAGGCTGGCGAGGCGGTCTCCAAAACCGCTTGGGTGGGTTCGATTCCCAACCGTCCCTGCCAGTGGCCGGGTAGCGCCCGGACAATGTGAGACCGTTGTCGTCATGGCTCACATGGAAATGACAATGCTCGCTGAAAACTGCGCTTGTCTTGATGCGTCAAGACCGGTTTGACCTGACGGAATAGGGGCTACGACTTTTCGGAGCGTAGTTGTCGGTAGCGTGTGACAATCTAAGCGGGAAGACGACCAATATGCGGTGCCAGATGAAAACGTTGAATCGTTTTCACCCGCAAGGGGCTTTCTTGGGGCGTATGCCCCACACGCGGCATAGGTGCCCCGTAAGGGTAGACCACAGCGAGTGACGGGGACTTTCCCTGAAGCGCTAAAGCAGGGCAGGACTGCAATGCCGCACAATAAAAAGAAAAAAGAGCGGAAGCTCCGCTCTTTTTCCCCAGCATACTGTTTTTAGCATTTCAATCCACGGGAAATAGGATCGAATTTCCCACCGATGCAAGCGCCTCCTGCATCGGGCAAGTCAATCATATACTATCCGATGCATTCTGTCAATAGAAAATATCAAAAATAGTGTGTAGCCCATGTTTGAGAGCTTCCAGAAGGCCGCATGGGAGGGTAAAGACTGTTACTGTAGCCAAGGGGTGGGGGCTGGTAGCAAAACAGGAGGAAAGCATGAAAATCACAAAACGGCGGCTTGCGGATATTGTGCCGTATGCCGGCAACGCAAAAAAGCATGATAAACGGCAAATCAACAATGTTGCGGAGAGCATCAAGCAATACGGCTTTGTGCAGCCGATTGTGATTGACCGTGACGGTGTGATTGTAATCGGCCACTGCCGTGCTATGGCGGCAAAGAAGCTGGGCATGGAAGAAGTGCCTTGCGTCTGCGTGGACGATCTGACACCGGAGCAGGTGAACGCCCTACGTCTGGTGGATAACAAGAGCAACGAGAGCGACTGGGACTTTGACCTGCTGGCGGTGGAACTGCCTGGGCTTGACCTGTCGGCGTTTGATTTTGACTTTTCTTTTCCGGAGCTGGACGAATCCGAAATTGAAGAAATGACCAACGAGCAAAGAGAGCAGGAGTTCCGGGAAAGGATGGAGCGTGGAGAGCTTTCAGACGATGACGAGGACTACCAAGCTTTCCTTGAAAAGTTCGAGGCGAAGAAAACAACGGACGATTGCTACACACCAGAAAATATTTACAATGTAGCCAAGCGGTGGAGCCTGAAAAAATATAAACTTGGTAATCCACCTGTTGTTCGCCCTTTTTATCCCGGAGGAAATTACAAAAAAGAAAACTATCCAAAAGGGTGCGTTGTTATTGACAATCCTCCATTTTCTATTATTTCTGAGATCTGTGAGTGGTATACAGAAAACGGCATTGCATATTTTCTTTTTGCGCCGACTTTGACGTTGCTCGGAATCATGCGAGGTAAGGCAAACTACGTTGCTTGCGGTAGCGGTGTGGTTTATGAAAACGGTGCAAGCGTAAACACATCGTTTGTGACGAACTTAGGAAGCAAAAAAATTATTGCCGCATCTGATTTGAGAGAGCAGATAGACGAAGCGAATAAAGAAAATCTTGCAAAACAGCATAAAACGCTCCCAAAATATGAATATCCGGACGAAGTATTAACGGCAACAATGCTTTGCTACATGGCGGCGCATGGCGTATCACTTGAAATTTGTGCAGATGATGTGCATTTCATTCGTGGTCTTGATGCGCAGAAGGAAAGCGGGAGAGCACTATTCGGAAGCGGCTATTTGCTTTCAAAGAAAGCCGCCGCCGAGAAAGCCGCCGCCGAGAAAGCCGCCGCCGAGAAAGTAAGAGTGCGTGATACAAACGTGTGGGAACTTTCCGACAGAGAAAAGAAAATCGTGGCAGGACTTGGGCATGACGATTGAAGAAGCGCGGGCAATCATCGAAAATACAAGCAGCCCGCACCTAAAGAGGGACATGGAGAAGTTTATTAAACGCCAGCGGAGAAAGGAGGGTGCGTATGGCAAGGCCAAGAAAGGAAATAGATCAGAAGCAGTTCGAGAACCTCTGCGGCCTGCAATGCACGCTTGAGGAAATCTGCGGCTGGTTTGATGTGACCGATAAAACATTGGATAGTTGGTGTAAACGCACCTATCATGCCAGTTTTTCCGAGGTATTTAGACAAAAGCGCGGCGCGGGGAAAATTTCACTGCGTCGGAGCCAGTGGCGATTGGCTGAAAAGAACGCTACAATGGCGATCTTCCTCGGCAAACAGTTTTTGGGGCAGCGTGACAGCGTGGACGTGGCGGTTACGGACGCGAAGGGCATTGCATTGGACGAGTTGGAGAAGATGGTGATGCAGAATGACGCGGATACAAGCGGCGGAACTGCTGATACATAATCCCATTGCGTTCGGCCATGCCGTTGGGTTTGATAAGCTGGGCGCGCTGCACAACGCATGGATACAGGATATGGTGCGCGGGCGTGAGGACAAAACCTTGCAGGCGCACCGTGGAAGCTATAAAACAACGTGCGTTTCGATTGCGCTGGCGGAGATCATCGTTCTTCTGCCGAATCTCAAAACGTTGTTTATGCGAAAAACGGATGCGGACGTGAAAGAGGTTGTGCGGCAGGTGCGGAATCTGCTGCTATCGCCATACATGGAGGCGCTGTGCGAGAAGATCCACGGAAAACCGCTGATCCTGACAACGGTATCCGCGACGGAGATTTCCACGAATCTGGCAGCGGACAACAAGGGCACGAGCCAGCTTGTGGCGTGCGGCGTGAACGGGTCCTTGACCGGCAAGCATTTTGACCGCATATTTACGGACGATATTGTAAACGTGCAGGATCGCATTTCCCGCGCAGAGCGAGACCATACAAAAACGATCTATCAGGAGTTACAGAATATCCGCAATCGTGGCGGGCGCATTTTTAACACCGGAACGCCCTGGCACAAGGAAGACGCGTTTTCCATGATGCCGAATATCGAAAAGTACGATTGCTATTCAACTGGGTTGATCTCCGGGGATGAGTTGCAAACCATTAAATCGTCTATGACGTCATCCCTGTTTGCAGCAAACTACGAGCTGCGGCACATTGCCAGTGATGATGTGATCTTTGACACGCCGCAAATGGGCGCGGAGCCTTGCCTTGCAGAGCAGGGCATTTGCCATATCGACGCGGCATACGGCGGCGATGACTACACGGCGTTTACGGTCGCCCGGAAGAAGGGAACGACATATTACCTCTATGGGCGGCTTTGGCACAAGCATGTGGACGATTGCATGGATGAGATCATCCGGCTTCGGAAGTCTTTCAATGCTGGGGTGATTTACTGCGAGACCAACGCCGACAAGGGCTATCTGGCAAAGGCGTTGCGCGCGAAGGGGGAACGGGCCGTTACCTATCACGAAAGCATGAACAAATCCCTTAAAATCACAAGCTATCTCAAGGCGGAATGGCGCAATGTGGTTTTTGTGGCCGGGACGGATGATGCGTATATCGACCAGATTTGCGATTACAACGAGAACGTGGAGCATGATGACGCGCCGGACAGCGCGGCCAGCATCGTAAAGCGGTTGTGGAACAAACGCGACAGCTCTGATTATGTTTCCATTCTGAGACAAGGGGTGAGCGGAGATTAAGACATATAATGACCTTGTGGCGGTGGGCGAGGACGAAAAGGCGCGGATGGAGTTTATCCGCAGCGCGATCAACGAGCACCGTGAATCCCACGCATATAAGACGGCGGCGGATGCTGAGGAATATTACAACGGGCTGAATCCGACAATCAACCGCTATGAAAAGATCATCTATGATATGCAGGGCCGCGCCCACGCGGATATGTGGACGGCAAACCACAAGCTGGCCAGCCGATTCTTCGGTCTGGCGGTGGATCAGGAGGTATCGTATCTTCTGGGCAACGGCGTGACCTTCGCGGAGAAGGAAACACCAAACAAGCTATGCCCGGACTTTGACCAGGAAGTCATGGATGCGGCGCGTGAGGCGAAAATCGCAGGCGTGTCTTTCGGCTTCTGGGATCTGACGCATTTGCGGGTGTTCTCCTTGCTTGAGTTTGTCCCTCTCTACGATGAGGAAGACGGTGCAATGAAAGCTGGTATCCGGTTCTGGCAGGTGGCACAGGATAAGCCGCTTAGAGCGACGCTGTATGAGATCGACGGATTTACCGAGTATTTCCAGCCCAGCGGCGAGGATATGACCGTCATGCAGCCAAAGCGCAGCTATAAGCTGATCGAGCGCAAGGCGGAAGTCGGCGAAACAGAGATTTACGACGGCGGGAATTATCCGAGTTTCCCAATCGTGCCGCTGAAAAACAATAAGCGGTGTCTCTCCGAAATCGTCGGCAAGCGCAACACCATTGACGCGCTGGATCTGGCGTCCTCGAACATGGTTAACAATGTGGATGAGGGCAACCTGATTTATTGGGTGCTGTCTAACTGCAACGGCATGGACGACCTCGACGATGCAAAGTTTGTGGAGCGCTTGAAAACCACGCATGTTGCCCACGCCAACGGCGATGATGGCGCAAAGGTGGAGAGCAAGACCATCGAGGCCCCGTATGAGGGCACGAGCAGCACCATTGATATGCTCAAGAAGAAGCTATACGAGGATTTTCAGTGCTTTGACGCTGCGGCGGTATCTGCCGGGAACCAGACGGCGACCGCGATCAAGGCCAGCTATGTGCCGCTGGATCTGAAAACGGACAAGTTTGAATCCGAGGTCACGCGGTTTATTGTGGAAATTTTGCGTTTGGCAGGCATTGAGGATCAGCCAAGCTACACGCGCAATCAGATCATCAACAAGAGCGAGGAAACGCAGAACATTCTTCTGGGTGCGGCGTATTACGATGACGAATACATCACGAAGAAGCTGCTGACCATCAACGGCGACATTGACCAGTACGAGGACATGGCAAAGCGGAAGGCTGCAGAAGAGATTGACCGGAGCTTTGCGGAACCGGATGCGCCGGAGGTGAACGGCGATGGCGAACAGTGACCTCGGACACAAGCTGACCGATAAGGAGCTTGCGAAGCTGGAGCGGCGTATTGCAACGCTATACCGCGAGGCGGGGGAAGAACTGCGAGCTACCATCGACGCATATTTTGAGCAATTCAAAAAGCGCGACGAGGAAATGAAGGCGCTGATCGGCACCGTGCAGAACGGAAAGGAATGGACGGAGGCCGACTATAAGCAATGGCGGTTCAACCAGATCGGGCGTGGGAAACGCTATCAGGCTATGCGGGACAAGGTGGCACACCGTGTTACCGATGCAAACGCCGTGGCGGTGTCTTACACCAATGACGCAACGCCCGGTATCTACTCCCTTAACCGCAACTATGCGGCGTACACCATCGAACAGGTTGCGGGCAACGTCGGATTTGACTTGTGGGACGAGCAGACGGTGAAACGCCTAATCGTAGAGCAGCCGGGGCTGATGCCGTACTATCCAAAGGATAGAGCACTGAAACGCGGGATTGATCTCGCATACGGCAAGAAGCAAATTACGGCAAGCGTCACCAGCTCCATCTTGCAGGGAAAGAGCATCAAGCACATGGCGGATGATCTGCAAAAGCGCATTACCACCATGAGTCGCGATTCCGCCATCCGCACCGCCCGCACAGCCGTGACCGGCGCGCAGAACGCCGGACGCATGGACAGCTATGCGGCAGCGGAAAAGATGGGCATTAAGCTCAAAAAAGAATGGTTGGCTACGCTGGACGCGCGTACACGCCACTCTCATGCCATGCTTGACGGCGAACAAGTGGCGCAGGACAAGAAGTTTTCTAACGGTTGTCGTTTTCCCGGCGACCCACAAGGACCACCGTGGGAGATATATAACTGCCGCTGTACGCTGATTGCCGCCGTGGATGGGGTAGATACATCAGACGGGCTGCGTAGGACACGCGACGGGCTTATATCTGACATGACATATGCTCAGTGGGAAGCATCGAAGCAGGGATACAGCGGCAAACAGTTATCCCCATATCACATGGGGAGCGAAAAATCTGCAAAGGATGTTACGAAGAAATACATAGATTCTGCCAAGCCCCGCATGGGTAAGGTGCGATACGAGAACGGATACCGCTCCAAAACCCACAAAGAAGAAATAAATGTAGCAAATCAAATTAGAGAGCTGTTCGGCGGGAAAATTGTGCTACTGAAAGAATCGCAGACGCCAGGTATGCAAATGCCAGACATGCTGTGGAAAGGGAAGCAATGGGAAATAAAGTCGATTTCCACAGAAAAAGCCGCAGATAGCGCTCTGCGCAAAGCGATAAAGCAGATACACGGGAATCAAGGAGGGGTGATTTTTGATGTTGCCGATGGGATTGATAAGAAAAAACTAATTGATGTATTGGATGCGAGAGCAACAAGAAGCAAATCGTTTAATGCAGATATAATTGCGCTGCATAACGGGGCTGTCCTCTTTGTGCGGCGATATAAAAAATGAGGCAACCCCCCACCAGAACGGGCGGAGGATTACCTCGATAAAACGGAAACATGAGTTTCCTCATAGATAGTATATGCAATTTCCGTAAAATAGTCAAGAGGGATTTGAAAATGAGCGTTAAAATCCAAGACAACAGCAAAGAGATTTCTGCCGAAATTAAGGCGGCGCTGCTGCGCGGGCTTGAAAAGTGCGGACTGGTGGCAGAGGGATATGCAAAAAAGCTGTGCCCCGTTGACACCGGCAATCTGCGCAACAGCATTACTCATGTGGTAGACGAGCAGGAACCGGCGGCAATCATCGGAACGGATTCTGAGTACGGTGCGTATGTGGAATTAGGAACCGGCATTTACGCCGAAGGTGGCGGCGGACGGCCTACACCGTGGGTGTATCAGGACGCAAAGGGAAATTGGCATTACACGCGTGGCAACAAGGCACAGCCGTTTTTGAAACCTGCTGCCGCCGACCATGCCATCCAATACCGGAAGATATTGGAGGACGAACTGAAATAGGAGCTAATTGCTTACAAATTGTATGCAGTTGGCTCTTTTTGTTAATTACCGCAAAGGACAGCGGTTTTTATAAGACTATCGTTTCCGAAGGAACGGAACCGAAGAAAAGGAGATAGTGTCATGGCACTTACACGAAAACTTTTGAAGGGTATGGGGCTTACCGATGAGCAGGTTGATACCATCATCGAGGCGCATACCGACACCGTGGACGGCCTAAAGGCGGATGTGACCCGCTACAAGGCCGATGCGGAGAAGCTGCCCGGCGTTCAGAAGCAGTTGGACGACCTCAAGGCAGCGGGTGACGGCGGTTACAAGGAGAAGTACGAGAAGGAACACTCGGCCTTTGAAGCCTTTAAGACCGACATCACGGCAAAGGAAAGCAAGGCGGCAAAGGAAAAGGCCGTGCGTGCTTACTTTGAGAGCAAAAACATCACCGGCGCGAATTTGGACCTTGCGATGCGCGGCTGTGTCGAAGAAATGGCCGCATTGGAGATGGACGGCGACAAGATCAAGGACACCAAGAGCCTTGATGCGCTCGTAGACGGCACCTACAAGGGGCTTGTCTCCACCACGCAGACGCACGGGGCGAATCCCGCCAACCCCCCGGCAAACACCGGCGGCGCAAAATCCCGAGAGGACATCTACAAGAAGGACGATAAGGGCCGCTATGTGATGTCTACGGCGGAGCGCCAAAAAGCACTTGCCGATCTGATGGCAAGCGAAAACAACTGATTTTTTGAAAGGAGCTATTTATGGCTGCGAAAACTAACGTAACAACTTCTGCCCAGTTTACCACTTCCGCCCGTGAGGTGGATTTCGTGTCCCGCTTCGCTGATAACTGGGACGCACTGCGGAACATCATGGGCATCATGCGTCCCATCCGCAAGGCCCCCGGCACGAAGCTGGTTTCTTACAAGGCCAGCGTGGACGGCGGTCTCAAGGGTGGCACCGTGGCTGAGGGTGACGAGATCCCCTTCACCAAAATGAAGGTGGAGCCTGTCGCCTACGACGACATCGACATTTCCAAGTATGCCAAGAGCGTGACTATCGAGAGCGTGGCGAAGTACGGCGCTGATGTTGCCGTGGAGAAGACCGACGAGGCGTTCCTCGTGGCCCTGCAGAACAAGGTTTTGACTGACTTCTACACCTTCCTCGGCACCGGCACGCTCAAGGTAACGGAAAAGACTTGGCAGCGCGCTCTTGCGATGGCAAAGGGCAAAGTGCTGGACAAGTTTGCCGGTCTCGACAAGGACGTGACCGAGGTGGTGGGCTTTGCCAACATCATCGACGCTTACGATTACCTGGGTGACAAGGATATCACCGTGCAGACGATGTTCGGAATCAACTACGTGGAGAACTTCATGGGCTACCGCACCCTGTTCCTGCTGCCCGAGAAGTACATCGCCTCCAAGAAGGTGATCGCTTTGCCCGTGGAAAACATCGACCTGTACTATGTGGACCCGAGCGACAGCGACTTTGCCAAGCTGGGGCTGAATTACACCGTGAAGGGCGAGACCAACCTGATCGGCGTCCATGTCGACGGCGATTACAGCCGCGCCACGGGCGATATGTACGCCATCATGGGCATGAAGCTGTGGGCTGAGTATCTGGACGGCATTGCCGTGGCTACCGTTTCGGTGGCCGGCGCGGGCTAAATAGGAGGGCAGCGTAATGCTTGAACAAGTCTTGCGGCATTTGAACAACTGGTTCCTTGTGGAGATTCGCGAGGGCACGTTCACCGTGGAGAACGGCAGCATTGCGCTGCCCTTTCTCCTGACCAATCAATATTTCCGTATCTGCGGATCCGTATTTAACGATGGCCTGCACCAGTACCCGGTGACCGACCTCACGGATGAAACCTTTACCGGGACGGTGTGGGTGTTGGCTGTGCCAAAGGCTGTGCTTGTGCTTGCCGAAGATATCGCCGCATGGGAAGAAAAGAACGGTGAAGCCGTTTTAAGCCCGTACACGAGCGAAAGCTTCGGTGGATACAGTTACACCAAGGCGAGCGGCGGAAATGCCGACACGAGCGCTGGGACGGGCTGGCAGGGCACTTTTAAAGGCCGGTTAAATGACTGGCGCAAGCTCAAGGGGGTGGAACCGTGAGTCTACTGGACGATTTTGCCCACAAGTGCATTTTGATGGAGAAAAAGCGCACGCCTGACGGAGCGGGCGGCTACATCACCGCGTGGGAAGAGGGAGCGGAGTTCCTCAATTACCAGTCTCTTGACACATCGATGGAGGCGCGAAAAGCGGAAAAGGACGGTGTTACCTCGGTATATTCCGCACTGGTCAATCAGCGCGTTCCCATCGAGTACAACGATTATTTCCGCGATACGGAAACGGGGATTACCTATCGTGTGACCTCGAATCCCGAGGAAAAAGCTGCGCCAAGGTCTGCGGGGGCGACCGTCCGAGCACTGAAATTCTTCACCGCCGAACGAAAGGAGCTGCCGAAATGACAAAAGACAAGGCACTCCATGCGTGGTTTTCCCAATTCCTCCCTTCGTATCCGACCTCGAATGTGCCGGAAGACGCGACCTTTCCGTGGCTGACCTATGAGCTTATCACCGGATCATGGGAGAGCGGCGAAATCCCGCTGACGGTCAACCTCTGGTATTACACCGAGAGCGAAGCGATGCCCAACGCAAAGGCACAAGAAATCAGCGACGCAATCGGCATGGGCGGCTGTATGGTCGCCTATGACGGCGGAGCAATGTGGATCAAGCGTGGCTCCCCGTGGTGTCAGAACATCGCGGACGAAAGCGATAAAAACATCAAGCGAAGGTATCTCAACATCACGGTAGAATACCTATCGCAAAACTGATGAAAGGAAGAAAATATGAAATTCACTAAAATTCCCTCCGATGCATTTCAAAAGCTCCAGATCAACGCCGGTATTTTGACCACTGACTTTACTCCCGCCACCGGTACCATCGGTGAAGCCGGTCAGATCGGCGCAACCACCGGCGGGATCAATTTTACCGCCACTCCGACCTATACGGACTTTGGCGAGGATATCGACAACTGCCCCAAAAACATGAAAGAGCTGAAGCGGCTCGAATCGTGGGAAGTGAAAATGGCCGGCACGTTTGTCAATGCGTCCACTGCGATCGCAAAGAGCCTTTGCGGTGCTGCCGATGTGGGTACCAGCGATGGGAAGGTCACGCCTCGGAACGATCTGTCGGACGCTGACTTTGCCGACATCTGGCTGGTGGGCGACTACTCCGACAAGAACGGCGATAAAAATGGCGGCTTCATCGCCATCCACCTGATGAACGCACTGTCTACCGGCGGCTTCCAGCTGAAGACCAGCGACAAGGCGAAGGGGCAGTTCGCGTTTGAGTATACGGCCCACTACTCCATGAGCGCGCAGGACACTGTGCCATTTGAAATTTACATCAAGGCCGGTACGGCGGAGGCGTAACACCATGAAACTGTCAAAAATTAAGGGGGAGCGAGTGTTTGATGTTATCGCAGACATTATCGATCCTATTGCCAACATAGCCGAGGACAAAGTAGCCGCAGCGTTGTTTCAGCGTCAGAAGCTCCCGGATGGCGTAAATGCAAAGGACTTTGTATTGGCAAGGGTTAAGAAATCTGCTCCGCTGCTTTTGCGTGGGCACAAGAAAGATCTGATCGCAATTTTGGCGGCTGTGGAAGGCGTGCCTGCAAAAAAATATGCCGCCGGGCTGACGCTTGCCAAGTTGTTGGTTGATGTTACTGAGCTTATGACGGACGAGGCCTTTACAGACCTTTTTACATCTGCGCAGACCGAGACGGCAGAAACGCCGTCCGGCTCTGTGCAGGAGAATATCGGGGAAGCCAAAGAGTAAAGCCATTTCTGTCATACTGTGTAGCGCGGTATAAGCAGGATGCAGAAGAAAAAGCATATCGAATTTATGCTGCTGACCTGCTTAAAGTAATATGCGAGCGATGCGCGGGCGTGTCAATCGATAAGCGATATATTGAAATTATAGATGTGAGCAAAAAAGACAATCGCTCCTGTGAAGAAATCACCAGAGATATTGTCAATCGGTGCGGGTTACAAGTTAAAAAAGCCGCCCCGTGAAGGGGCGGCGGGCGAATATGCATTACTTGAGGACATAATCAGAAATCATTCTTCCGATTTTCCCGATGTCTGTACCTCCCTTAAACTCGAACTTTGCGACATAACCATTGGAGAATGTCAGGACAAGTTCGCTATCCGGGATGATTTCGGCAAAGCCTGGGGTTTGCACGGAGAAAAACTGCACTTTCGAATAGGGCATAGAGCCGAAGGACTTGCGCTTTCCTGTAATCCCCTGTACATCAACCGATATGACTCGTTTGTTAGTAAAAATCAGCTGGTCGCGTACGGTCTTAAATGCGGCAGCGATTTCTTCCCCGTCAATCAACAAGCCATTCACTTCACCACGCACATCGGAAACAGGAATCGGCTTTAAGTCCCACGCAGAATCTTTGTTAAAACTTATCATAAATAATCCCTCCTTGCCGATATCATACCATACTATCAATGGAATGTCACGAATAATTTTCAGAATTTACAAAGAGAGCGAGGTGAACGCATGAATCTTCTTGATCTGTTTGTGAAAATATCTGTGCAAGACGAGGCAAGCGAAAATGTAGAGACATTATCAGGAAAATTCAAAAATGGGCTTGCCGCTGCGGCTAAAGTCGGCGCCGCAGCTGTAAGTGCGGCTGCTACCGGCATTGCCGTGCTTACAAAAAAAGCGCTTAACAACTATGCTGAGTATGAACAACTGGTCGGTGGCGTTGATACGCTATTCAAGGATAGCTCTGCAAAAGTTCAAGAATATGCAGCAAATGCATATAAGACTGCAGGACTATCCGCTAACGAATATATGGACACAGTTACAAGTTTTTCTGCGTCCTTGCTGCAATCGCTTGGCGGTGATACAGAAGCGGCGGCAGACATGGCTAATGTTGCAATCACGGATATGTCTGACAATGCAAATAAAATGGGCACGGATATGGCATCTATCCAGAACGCCTATCAGGGGTTTGCCAAGCAGAACTATACCATGCTTGATAACCTGAAGCTTGGCTATGGTGGAACAAAAGAAGAAATGCAGCGCCTTATTGACGATGCAAACGCTCTAAACGCTGCCCAAGGTAAATACACAAATTACAGCATTGAAAGCTATGCGGATATTGTCAGCGCAATCCATGATGTTCAAGTTGAAATGGGCATATACGGAACAACGGCAGATGAAGCAAGCACCACCATCCAAGGCTCTGTTTCATCCATGAAGGCCGCATGGAGCAACCTGCTTACCGGCATTGCTGACGATAACGCCGATTTCAAAACACTTATAGAGCAGTTCGTTGATAGTCTTGTTACCGTTGGCGAAAATATCATTCCGCGCATAAATATCATCATCCAAGGGCTTACGCAACTCATAACAGAAGCGTCCCAAACAATCATTCCGATGGCAGTCCAGATTTTGCTTGAAAACCTGCCAAGCATTGTTGCTGCTGGCATGGATTTAATCATTGCGCTTGTAAGCGGCATCCTTGACAACATCGATATGCTGATTGACTGTGTGCTGGAAATGGTTGATGTCATAGTCGATAAGCTGATTGACAACCTGCCGAAACTGATCGATGGTGGAATCAGGCTGATTGCTGCACTTGCTAATGGACTGATTCGTGCCATACCGAATTTGGTATCAAAAATTCCACAAATCATTTCGTCTATCGTGAAGGGGATTATCAGCGGCATCCATGCAATTTTCGATGTCGGCAAGAACATAGTCGAAGGACTTTGGAACGGCATCAAAAGCATGGGTTCGTGGGTTTCTGGAAAAGTAAAAGACTTTTTCGGTGGAATTGTAGGTGGAGTTAAGGATTTCTTGGGCATCCACTCCCCGTCTAAAGTGTTCGCCGGTATTGGCGGCTTTATGGCTGAAGGCTTAGGCGAAGGCTTTGACGATCAATTCAAGTCCGTAAAAAAGGACATTGAAAACAGCATGGACTTTGACGCTGGCACAATTACCGCAGATGCGAACATCAGCAGGCACTATACAAGTGGCTCTTACGGAGCAGCAAGCACAAGCTGGGGCGGCGATTCCGGAAAAATTGTAATGCTGCTGGAACAGTATTTGCCTATGTTGGCAAATATGAAAGTCATCATGGACAGTGGCCAGGTTGTCGGTTTGCTTGCCCCATGCATGGATGAAGAACTGGCCAAAATCAACGCGAGGAGGGCAAGGGCCGTATGATTGGAAAAGTATTTTTTGACGGGAAAGATACCTACGCAGAATATGGCCTGCTGCTTGCAAGTAAGTCCATTTCCCTTCCGGAAGTCCGCACGAACATGATCGATGTTCCGGGCCGGGACGGTCTGCTGGATGCGTCTGAAGTGCTGACCGGAGAAGTCACCTATAAGAACCGTACTATTACACTGAAGCTCACCGGCGTGGACACGGTGAGCGGCAAGACATGGCCTGCTACGATTTCCGATTTCTGCAACAAAGTCCACGGCAAGCGCGTTAAAATAACATTCCCCGAGGACACCGCCCATTTTTACAGTGGGCGGTGCTCCGTTGGGCAGGTGGAGCTTGTCAAAATGATGCAGACTATCCCGGTCACGGTTGACTGCGACCCGTGGAAATACAAGAACGCAAAAACCACGGTTTCCCGCTCTGACCTTAGCACGGCCTACAAACAGTTATCCTTACCCAACGAGCGCCGGCCTGTCATCCCTACTATTACGGTGGCCCAGGACACCACCTTACTTTGGGGCAGCAGCACAATCAACATCAGCGCGGGAGATCATATTCTGCCCGCTATCCGTCTTGCGGCTGGAAGCAACACTTTGAAAGCAAAAGTCGCAAGCGGCACAGGTAGCATAACTGTGACATACCAGGAGGCGAGCCTGTAATGTATCAACTCAAATACAAAAACTATATCCTGTATGACCCACGCCTTGCGGATGAAAAACTAATCGTCCGTGACCCCTCTGTGAAGCTGGCGGTCAGCAAGGCCGGGGAAATGGCCTTTACGGTGGACGCAGAACATCCCTATTTAAGCAATCTTCGCCGCATGAGCGGCTTTGTGGAGCTTCTGGATGGCACTTTCCCTATATATAGGGGAAGAATAACCAGCGATATAAAAGACTTCTACGGGGCGCACAAAATCGAAACAGAGGGCATTATGGCGGCGCTGAATGACAGCATCATACCGCCGTTCAACTTCCCAGAGGGCTTTACGGAGGACGCTTCCTATAATGCCGCCGCCGCAAGCGGGAATGTGGTGGAATTTTTTTTCCGCTGGATTCTGTCACAGCACAATGCGCAGGTGTCTGCTGAGCAGCAAATCCTCCCCGGTGTCTGCACTGTGGCGGACCCAAACAACTACATCACCCGCGGCAGTACCGACTACCTGACTACGATGGAGGCCATCCGGGGCAAGCTGTCCGAGTCCTCCCTGGGCGGGAATCTGCTGATCCGATACGAGAATGACGGCAATTATTTGGACTATTATGCGGAACTGCCGCTGACAAATACGCAGACGGTGGAATTTGCCGAAAACCTGCTTGACCTATCCAGTGAGGTTGACGGCACGTCTATCTACACTGCTATCCTGCCGGAAGGCAAGGATGGCCTGACTATCGGAAATCTGCCGGACGGTGACTTGACGGATGACCTTGTGAAGTCCGGGAAAATCATCTACAGCAAGTCCGGCGTGGCCACATATGGCCGCATTACCCGGCATATCAAGTGGGACGATGTGACCGCGGCCGCCAACTTGCAGACCAAAGCCAAGGCGGCCCTGGCCGATAACGGCCTGTCCATGCCGGAGACCATCACCTGCAAGGCGGTGGATTTGGGTTGGCAAGAGGGCATCCAGCATTTCCGGGTGGGCAGGATGACGGCACTTTTGAGCACACCACACGGCTACAGCGCATCCTACCCGCTGATGGAGTTGGCCCCGGACATCCTTGACCCAGGCAACACACAAATCACGTTGGGCGGGACCAGCCGCACATATACCGGATCGCAAATTGATGCTGATCGAAAAACAAACGAGCGCATTGAAAACACGCGCGCGGAGTTAATCGAGCGGGTGGAAGATTCTACAGGCCAGATAACCCAAACCACTACCCAGCAGATCACCGATTTACAACAGAATGTCAATTCCATTATCTTGTCGGCGCTGGAAAACTATGTGGAAACCAGGGATTTCGGCAGCTACAAGGAGGAGGTCAGCACAAGGCTCTCCGTGCTGACCGACCAGCTTGGCATTGACATCACCAAAGTCACCGAGCGCATTGATAACGTAGACGGCGATTTGCAAGCCAAGTATGAATCCATCACCAAAGCCTTCCACTTTACGGACGATGGCTTGATTATCGGAGAGAGTGGTAACGAAATCCTTTTGCGGCTGGATAATGATGTATTACAGTTTGTCCGCAATAATACCCCAGAATTGCAGATCACGGCAGATGGCGTGGAGACAATGCGAATCAAGACCACTGTGTTGATTATCGGCAACGTTGTTATACAGGCGGACGATAACGGTGATGTGATTGTCAGCTAAGGAGGGAACGCCCCATGAGTGTATATCAAAATCTATCCTTGGAGCAAGTTGGCCAATCCATAGCCAACAATACCTCCAAAGTCCGCATCAAGTGGACATCACAGCAGACCGGCACCAGCTATAATGATGCCCCCGGTGATAAGGCGTATTACTACATCACCATTAATGGCGGCACAGAGACCGAGCACACAGTAGCGTTTACGCTGCCGCAAAATACCACCAAGACCATCTTGGACACCACCCTCACCGTCAGCCACAAGGCTGATGGCACTGGGAGCATTAAGGTGCGGACGTGGATGGACACGGAGATCAGCGCGGGCGTAATCGAGCAGACAAAGACGCTGACGCTGGACACCATCCCACGCGCATCTGCTGTATCAGCGCCCAGCACGGGCACACTCGGCACGGCCCTTAAAATCACAATTGGCCGCAAGAGCGCGAACTTTACTGACAAACTCTATTACAAGATTGGCAGCAAAAGCGCTGTGCGGCTCACGGGATATGATGGCACAGCGGGAACTTACTTCTGGACACCGCCTATTAGCCTTGCCACCAACGCGCCCAACAGCACAAAACTGGCGGCAACGATCATCTGTGAGACTTACAACGGCACCGCTTATGTGGGACGCTCGGAGTGTACGGTGACGCTATCAATCCCGGCAAGCGTGGTGCCAACGCTGTCAGTGGCCGTGAGTGACCCCACAAACGTCAAAACCAACTATGGCGGGTACTTTGTGCAACTGCGCAGCAAGATAGCAGTGACAATCACCGGGACGGGTATACAAGGCAGCACCATCAAATCTTACAGCATTAAGGTGGGCTGGTCGGCGGGCTCCGGCACACTGTATACCGCATCTGCGGCGAGCGGGACAACGGGGCTTTTGCCTTACTACGGCACGGTGTATATCACATGCGCTGTAACGGATAGCCGTGGGCGCACGGCTACAAAATCGCTAAGCTATACGGTATCCAAATACAGCGTCCCCACTATCTCGTCCATCTCCGCCACCCGTTGCACGCAAAACGGCGCAGCGAACCGCACGGGAGAGTACGGTAAAGTTACCTTTACCGCCGCTATCACTGCGCTGTACAACAAAAATACAGCGGCTTACAAGGTGCAGTACCGAGAATACGGGGGTACGGGGTTGTGGACGGAAGTAACGCCGACGATACCGGAGGCCGATAAGTATGCCCCCAAAAACATCTCCACCATTTTCCCCGCAGACAGCAATAAGCGATACACGGTGCGCGTGGTGGCAATTGATGCTTTTAGCACCAGCAATTCCAGCATGCGGGACATTTCGGCGTCCTTTGTGCTGCAGCACTTAGCAAAATCAAAATCATCCGTTGGCATTGGACGCCTGTGCGATGACGATAAAACTAAGGCATTACAGGTGGGGCTGGATGCCTATTTTGACAAATCCATATACGCAGATCGATTTGTCTATATGGGTGGATACAAAAAGTCGGACACGGAAAAGGACATCTATTTTCAGACCACGGACGGAGCCGCAAATCCGCACAATGTGGGCGTATACGGCGGCAACGGGGAATCCACAGCAGCTTGGGGCGTCTACGACGCCCAAAACAGCCGCAGCGTGATTCGCTACGACGATGTGGCAGGAACGCTGACGCTGCTGGGCCTGGGGCCTACCAATCTGACGATTGGCGCATCCGGATCAAACTTGAAAGGCTTTAGCGGTATGGCAAAATACTCCGCTATGATGGGCCTCGGCATCTTGAGGGTGTCTGGAGAGACCAATGTTGCGCTAACGGCTGATACAACATACGACATTGCCGACATAAGCGACCATTTCCCAACGTCCACCTATGCTCTGAGTGTATACTGTCAAAAGTCATTAGATGCGAGGCTGACCACCTCCGGCACCATACAGATACGCCCCAAAGAGGCTATAGCCGCCGGGTACTATATTTACATCGCCGGAATATGGATTGCAAGCTGAGGAGGTGCGCCGTATGGATCCTTTGTGGCTGTTATTGATTATCCCCGCATCATCGTGCTTGGGGTTTATGTTTGCCGCTCTGCTGGCGGCAGGAAAGGAATGAACATGACGGAAACTATCATTGTGGCCTTGATTACCGGCGGCTTGTCGCTGCTGGGGGTAATCATCACCAGCAGCAAAACCACCCGAGATGTGCAGGCCAAGCTGGATACGCATCAAGCCGTCACCGACACTAAGCTGGAGGAGCTGACCCGGGAAGTTCGGGAGCATAACAATTTTGCGAGGCGCGTCCCGGTGCTGGAGGAGCAGATCAAGGTCGCCAACCACCGCATCGCCGATTTAGAAAACAAGAATTAATATTTGTGGTGCCCGAATCGGGCACAGAAAGGAGCAAACCATGAAAATCCCTGACAAGCTGTATGACATTCTCAAGTGGCTGGTCATCATCGTCCTGCCGGCCATTGCCACGCTGTACGCGGCCTTGTCCGCCGTGTGGGCCTGGCCCTACTCGGAGGAGATCGTCACCACCATCACCGCCGTGGACACGTTCCTGGGCGCTGTGCTGTGCATCTCCACGGCCACCTACAACAAAGGGGGCAGCGGCAATGAGTAATTCCAGCTTGGTATCTTACACCAAACTCTCCCCTAACTGCGACCATCCACGGAACCACGCCATTGACAAGATCACCATCCATCACATGGCCGGTGATCTGTCTGTGGAGACCTGCGGCAATCTCTTTGCCAAACCCAGCTACGAGGCCAGCTCCAACTATGGTATCGGCTCCGATGGCCGGGTGGGCCTCTATGTGGACGAGGGCGACCGCGCATGGGCCTCTGCGTCTCCCAGCAACGACAACCGAGCCGTCAACATCGAGGTTGCCAACTGCGCCACCGGCGGCGACTGGCCCGTGTCCAATGCAGCTTATAGCAAGCTGATTGACCTGTGCGTGGACATCTGCCAGCGCAACGGCATCAAGGCCCTTAACTACACCGGGGGTGCAGACGGCAACCTGACCGAGCACCGTATGTTTACGGCTACGGCTTGTCCCGGGCCCTACCTGCACAAGCGCATGGGCCGCATTGCCGCAGAGGTCAATAGCCGTCTATCTGCCCAGCCTGCTAAGTCCGTGGACGAGGTTGCCCGGGAGGTGATCCGTGGCGAGTGGGGCAATGGCTCCGACCGCCGCCAGCGCCTGGAGGCAGAGGGGTACGACTATGATGCCGTGCAGGATCGCGTGAATGAGCTGCTGAACAGCAAGGAAGAGCCTGAGCAGCCGGGCAAGCCCGCCACGCTGGACGTGAATGTCGGCGAGATTGTGGATTTCAAGGGAGGCAAGCACTATACGAGCGCAAATGCCACATCCGGCACTGAAGTCAAGGCATCCAAGGCAAAAGTGACGGCAAAAAGCAGCGGCAAGCATCCGATCCACCTCCGAGCTGTTAATGACAAAGGCGCGTACATTAGCGGCGTGTATGGCTGGGTTGATCTCAGCACCATCAGCACTGGTAGTGTTGTGAAAAAGTCAGTTAACGAGATTGCCCTGGAAGTTATTGCCGGCAAATGGGGCAACGGTGCTGAGCGTCGCTGCAAGCTCGAATCCGCTGGATACGACTACGCTGCTGTCCAGAAGAGAGTGAACGAGCTGCCCATCTGAGCGGCTGAAGGATGCCGGGTTTGATGGGTATATCCGGTAACGGTAAACACCTGGAGGGCGCAGAGGACATCGCTACGCCGGCCTCACGCCCGTGCATAAGCATCCGCACCTCCACGGCACACCGTGGAAAATGATAGAACAGCACAAAAGGATCCGCAAAAAACTATCCACTATGGCACCATGCCGCGCCACAGAAACGATCCGCGCGGTAGGGCTACCGGAAGACGAGGAAACCTGTGTAATTGACGTGGACGTTTTTGGCCGCACCTGCGTACAGACGGCGGCAAAACTGCATATCAGTGTAGATGGATTTTACAAATTGCGCCGCCGAGCATACCAAAAACTGGCGGATGCATTCAATTCCTAAAAGTAGCCGTGCCCTTTTTGGGTGCGGCTATTTTTCGTTTTTGCACAAAAAAATAATAAAAATTTGTGCACTTCTCTCCTTGCATTATGTGTACAAATGGTGTACACTGTAACCACAGTAAAGATAACGGACAGGCCAATTTTGAAAGGAGAAAATCAAATGTTTATCAAAACCGAAACTCGATTGCTGGAGATTACCCTCCGCCTTTGGCGCGGCGGATGGAATGCCGGGTATGAACCCGATTGCTTTGACGATATAGGCGGTTACGATGCGCGCGATGGCCATGATGTCATTGATCTTGACGATTGTGGTTGCGACAAAGCCTATACCTATACAGATAAGGATGCCGATGAACTGATCTCTTGGTGGGAGCACGAGTGCGAAAACGCTAACAGGGGCGAAGACGGTGATGGATTGCAGGGGCTTACCGAGGACGAGATTAATAATGGGGACTCCTGGAATTTTGACGTTGAGGATGTCACAGGAGAGTATGGAGGTGAGCACTAAAATGATGGATTACTTACTGGAAAAAGAGCGATCCGAAAAACAAGAGGCGCAAGACTTGGCGGCCAAGATAAACGCCATTCCGGGGCTATCGGAAATCAGAAACGCGCAGGCCGATTTACGAGCGTGGCATCGGGAACTAAATGCGTCCTTTGAGGGTGATGCAGCGTGTGGCGGTATGGGTGTCCGCCCTAAGCCGACTCACGATCTTGATGCGCTGCGCAAGCAATATCCAAAAGCTGTTGCATATCTCAAGGCGGATGAGTGGAGCAAGGCCGAAAATTACGCCAAACGCACAGCCGGTCAATCCGCTGCGCATAAAATTTTGGCGGGTGAGGATTATAACGTAGCCATATCCGAGATGGAGGAAAAATGGAGCGCATATTGCGTAGCGCATATGTGGGATTAAATTTTGGAGGTAGCAAGTGGCAAAAACAGACCGTCTCGTAATCCGGATCACGCCGGATCTCAAATCCCAACTGCAGGCCGCCGCTGAAGCGGATGGGCGCAGCGTCTCGAACTACATCGAGAAACTAATTAAAGAGGCAATAAAAAAAGAAGATTAATCATTGCAGAATCCAGGCAGAATCCGGGCAGTTTATCTGCCCGGATTTTTTTTATTATAGAGGCAAGGAGGCTGGAATATGTACGAGCGATTAATCAAATGCGGGTTTACCGCGCAAATGGCGCAGGATATTTGCATTCTGTACGCAGACGATCCCCGGGGGCTTTTAGCGTATGTGGAAATTGCTGAAAGCCTATATAGGGATTGCGATCATGTATAAATATTTTAATCCAAATCCATGCGGGAAAAACGTGTCCGATTGCACTGTCCGCGCAATCTGTAAGGCCACGGGAAAGGATTGGGGTGAGGTTTACCTCCGGCTGTGCATGCAGGGCTACTTGGACGGAGATTTACCAAACGCTAACGCCTGTTGGGGGTCTTACTTGCGCAGTATCGGATACCGGCGGCATATTATCCCGGACACATGCCCCGATTGCTACACGGTGGAGCGGTTTGCGGAGGAACACCCAAAAGGGACTTATATCCTTGCTCTATCCGGACATGTGGTCTGCGTACAGGATGGCGTAATTTTTGATTCCTGGAATTCGGGCGGCGAAGTGCCCTTATATTACTGGACAACGGAAAGGATGGAATAATTATGGCTTTTACCCCTTACGGCTACCAAAACCCTTATTACCCGCAGCCTATGCCGGACACACTCATGCAGATGCGGCAGCAGCAGATGCCTATGATGCAGACGCCACAGGCCCCGCAAAATCCAATCGCACAGGGCGGGGTGCAATGGGTAAGCGGCGAGCAGGAGGCCCGGAATTGGATGATAGCGCCTAACGCGGCGGTTGCTTTATGGGACAGTACCGCACCTACCGTCTATCTCAAGCAGGCAGATGCCAGCGGAAAACCATCTCTTAAGATTTACGATCTCACGGAGCGGGCAGAAATAGGGCCTGTAACACCTAAAAAGCCGGGCGCTGAATTTGTCACGCGAGAAGAGTTTGACCGCCTGACGGCAATCGTGGAGGAGATAAAAGGCGCAGAAAATCCGAAAAAAGTAAAGGAGACCGATAATGATGGGTAATCCGTTTTATGGTGCGCTGGGCGGCGGGCGGATGTCCGGCCCGATGGGCGGCTTTGCGCAGATGATACAGCAGTTTAATCAGTTTAAATCGACATTTAAAGGCGATCCCAAGGCGGAGATTGAGCGGCTTGTGCAAAGCGGTCAAATCTCGCAGGATCAGTTAAACCAACTCCAGGGCATGGCGGCCCAATTTGGGAATTTGTTCCGGTAATCTTTTCGTGGCCACGAATTAGATAAAATTTTTTAAAACAAAGGAGTGATTTTATGGCTCTCTCTGATGGTGGTACCTCCACTATTATGCCCGTTGCGCCTACCGGCATGATGGGCGGCGGCTATGATGGTTTCGGCGGCGGTAATGGCTGGTGGATCATCCTGTTTTTTATCGTGCTAATGGGCTGGGGCGGCAACGGCTGGGGCAACAACGCTGGCAATTCCGGCGGCGTGGTCGACGGCTACGTGCTGACCTCTGATTTTGCCAATGTCGAGCGCAAGATCGACAGTGTAAATCAGGGCCTTTGCGACGGTTTTTACCAGCAGGCGCAGCTTGTCAACGGCACCAACATGGCGATGGCCAACGGCTTTGCGCAGGCTGAGCTCTCCCGCAGTAACCAGCAGGCGGCTCTCATGCAGCAGTTGACTGCAATGCAAATGCAGGCCGCTGAGTGCTGCTGCAACACCCAGCGCAGCATCGAGGGCGTGCGGTATGACATGGCTGCTCAGGCTTGCGATACCCGGAACACGGTGCAGAACGCGACCCGCGACATCATCGACAACGCCAACAGCAACAGCCGCGCAATCCTCGACTTCCTCACGCAGAGCAAGCTCTCTGACCTCCAGGCCGAGAACCAGGGTTTGAAGCTGGCGGCAAGCCAGGCGGCTCAGAATAGCTATCTGGTTTCGCAGCTGCGCCCCTCTCCCATTCCGGCCTACACGGTGCAGAATCCTTATTGCTGCAACCAGTTTGCCGGTTGCGGCTGCTGACAACTGCATAGCGTAGCTTTTCCCTATGTTGGGAAATGGTCGGCCCCATGCCGATACTATAAACAAAGGCGGCGGGGCAATAGCCCTGCCGCTGTATTTTATGAAAGGACTGAAATTATGGCTGAATATGTAAATCCCGGAATCGTGACCGTCCTTGCTGGCCAGAATATTCCGATGGTATCCACTGCGGCTTGCGGCAAGCCCTGCATCGTCCACCGCGAGGGCAGTGGACTTGTCACCCTGCGCGGATTGACGCAGCAGTGTAAGGCGCGCTTTAAGGTGAGCTTTGGCGCGAACATCGCCGTCCCCACGGGCGGCACGGTAGGCGCGATCACCACGGCGCTTGCCGTCAACGGCGAAGCACTCAACGGAGCAACGGCGACCGTCACCCCGGCTGCGGTGGAAAACTATTTTAACGTCTACGTCAGCGCCATCGTGGAAGTGCCGCGTGGTTGCTGCGTGACTGTGGCAGCGAAGAACACCAGCGCGGAGGCGGTCAGCTTTGCCAATAGCAACCTGACCATCGACCGTGTGAGCTGAGAAAGGAGAACACAATGGGTATGAAATCTATGTATGAACTGCGGGATATGCTCTGCAAGGAGCTGGACGAACTGGCCCGAAAAGGCGAATTGGGTGCGGGCGACCTGGAAATTGCCCACAAACTGACAGCAACCATCAAGAACATAGATAAAATTGACATGATGGAATCAGACGGCTATTCTGGCGGCGGTGATTGGGAAGCGGATATGCGCGGCGCCTATGGCCGGGGCAGTTCCTACGCGCGGCGCGGCTCGCACTATGTGCGCGGACATTACAGCCGCGCGGATGGCGCGGAGCATCTGCGCACCCAGCTAAACGACATGATGCGGGAAACGGATGACGAGCGCGTCAGGGAGGCCCTGCGCCGCGCTGTCAGCCTTATGGAGAATTAAAGGGGGATTCCCCATGATCGATGAAACCGAGCTGAAACTATGGATCGCACGGCTGGAAACAGAAGAATCAAGCTGGCCCAATTATGAGAAACTGGCGGCGCTCTACATTATCCGTAACGAGCACGGCGGGGAGCAACTGCAGGCGAAAGCTCCCCCAATGCTGTATTCTGCAGAGCCCGCGCCGGCCAAGACAATAAACCCCTCCGGCAGTGAATTTTTGAAAGCGGTCGGGAATGTGGCACAGGATAGGGCGTGGGAAGTCATGGACGAGCTTATGGACACCCTAAAAATCGTCAATGAGAAAGCCTATAACAGCGTCCTAAAAAAACTAACCTAAATCGCTACTACTAACACATTACTAACAAAGTTAATCTTGGCAAAAATAAAAAGTCCGGGAACCCTTGAGATTCCTGGACTTTTTTGGTGGAGACTGCTGGACTCGAACCAGTGACCTCCTGCGAGTGAATTATAATCGTTTTGAATATATAGGCACAAAAGTTAATAAGAATAACAATATTTGTTGCGATTTTGCAACTTTTCACCGAGTAATTCTGCACAGGCTTGCCTTGGCTCCCGTCGGTAACTAACAAACTACTAACAAATTTTCGCCTTTTTAACGGCCTGCACCAATTCCTCCGCTGACGTATGGACGTATATATTTGCGGTAGTGGAGTAGTTGGCGTGGCCGATGATCCTCTGCAGCATCTCTGGAGCAATCCCCGCTTTTCTCGCCCAGCTCGCATAGGTGTGCCGGGTGGAGTGCGGCGTTTTGCGCTGGATTTTTAATTTCTCCAAAAGCGGGTAATAATCCCGGCGGCGGAAGTTTGCTGGGATTTTTTCCCCAGCATAGCCGGATATGAGCAGCGGGCCGGTGGCCTTATTTGCAAAATAGGCAAAGTATGGGAGCCCTTCAGGGCGGATGGGGATGATCCTGTTCCGCCCGGCTTTCGTCTTTTCGCCGCCGATCACATAATCTTTGTGATAGTCTTTAGTCGGGAGGGAAAACAATTCCCCTATGCGCATGCCTGTGTAAATCAGCATGAGGATAATTTTTGCGGTGTCGCTGCCGTCCGCCTCCAGCTTGCTTATTTCTACATCGGTAAATGTTTCTTTTTCTTTCTTTATGTTTTCCGGTAGCTGGGCGAATTTTGCAAAATTTGTTGTGATGATCTCCTCACGCATGGCCCATGTGGACATCTGCGTTATGAGTTGCTTATACTTGGACACAGTGCTGTGGGATTTATGCATGTGGGCATCCAGCACGCCCTGGAAATCCGCCGTTTTTAAGTCTCGGAACTTCCGCTCATGCAGCGGCGCAAAAATTTTAAATGCGCCATCATAGCCCTCTATACCGTTTGGCCCTATTTTTTTGTAATGCTCCTCTTTCCAAGCGTCGAACACCTGGGCAAAGGTCATGTTGTACCGCTCCGTTAAATCCTTGCCTGCAAGACGTTCCAGCGCCGCTATAGCATCTTTTTTGGTGGGGTAATATCCTATAATAATTTTTTGCTTTGCGGCCACCCAAGGCCTGCGGCGGCGGCCGGCGAGCTTATACACTGTCCCGGTTCCGTTGGCCCTCCTCATTGCTTTTCCCATTTTTATCCTCCTGCCCTATATTTTTATCGGTTTGATGGTGCCTGTAATATCGCAGTGCATTTATCAGCGCAGCAATGATTACACCGACGCCTACTGCAAGCAGCGCAAATAGCATCCAGCCGAGTGATGTAATCTGCCCGTTGCGGATAAGCCCCGTGTGGGGGACGCTTGAGTCAAACGCCAAATATCCAAATATTATGGATACGGAAATCGACAGCGAAAACGCCAGGATATACACCCAAATTTGCAATACGCGCTCCTTTTTTTCATGCTTTGCCACTGATCCGGTCAGTTGCTCCATGCCGCCCTCCAAGTGCGCAATGCGTAGGGCTGCGCTATGCTTTGCATCTGCATCGGCCATTGCTCTATGTGCCTCTGCCAGCTGCTCCTCCGTGGTTGGTCTCTTTACGATACCAAAATACTCATCTATAGACACACCGAGGGCGGCGCATATAAGCCCCATTTTGTATAGGCTTGGATCCTTTGACGATGCAGAAAAGTAATTGCTGATCGTGGACGATGACAGATCTGTTAAATCGGCTAAGTCTTGCGTGGTAAGATGCTGGTACTCCTTTGCCTCTCTGCAAATATCCTGTAAAGTTTTTTCCATTTCTTCCCCTCCTGCCTTATTTCGGGCAAACCTCTCTGCTTGTTTTTATCGGCTAATCGGATATTATCCGGTTTTTGGATTGACTTGCCAAACAACAAACTGATACCGTGGGTATGCGGCCAGGAGCCGGTGACGGCGATAGGCGGCAAAAAATCCCCACCGTCCGGTGCGGGGGCGGTGGGGATAAATCACATAATATCATCACAGCAAACACTTCCCCTAAAATTTTTCGCCTTGTTGCCCTAAACTGTGCAACAAATGCCATATTTTGACTATAGGTAGATAAACCGAAAGGAGAAATAATGTGGATTGGAAGCAGAAAAGTATAAAGATGGAATTTTTAAGCTGTGAAACGGGAAATAAATGTGATATAATAAAGAATCCAGAGCATATTGCGTTACTTTCTGAGGCGATTTCTTTGGCGAGTAAAATGACCCGCAATCAGTTTGATAAAATTATGGAGGCGATAAAATGAAAATTTGGGCTATCAGTAAAGAAAACGGCTACGAGCGCGAAATCGGCCTTGAGCTGGACGGCGTTGACCGCGAAACAGCCATCAGTGAGCTTTACAAAATTGCCAGGAATCTTTTTTCCGGTGAACTTGATATGTTTTGGAAAGAGGGAGAGCAGGGCAAGGCGACCTTTTAAAGCTACGCTTTACGCTTGCACTCAATTACGGCTTGCAGCTGGTCGGATACTGCTGCGCAATTTGGGCATTCCCTCACGATTAAACGGCTGAGTTCGTCAACCTTTTCCGCCGCTTCTCCCGTGGCTTTTGCGCGATAAATGCCGACGGCGTTGGTAGCGGACTGAAAGTTTGCGGGAGACGGATACTTTGCATATAAGGAAACGGCGGCAACCATCGCATCAAAATCGGAATCGCAAGCGGCCTCTTTCTCGTGCGCCCATATTGCTTTCAGCTTTTCGATTTCTGCTTTTGCTGTCCGCTTAGAAATGTAGACAGACACTCCGGCGGATGCCAAAACAGAAAAGGCGGAAACGCCGATTTCACCCCACGAAATACTCATAATTAATTCTCCAAAGCCCCGCGGGCGGCTTTGATAAAAATCCGCAGGGTTTCCTTATCCATTTTTTTCAAAAGCTCGACAGCTTCTTTCAAATCTTCATCTTCCATTACGCCCTCGATCTCCGGATCGGGGGCTTTTTTTGCGCCCTCCGAAGCTGCGGGGGCGGCTACATCGTCCGGCATAATGTCCTCTACGGAGACACCGAGATATTCGGCAATAGCGGGAAGGCGAACATTTGACGGCTTAGTTTTCCGCGTATTCCATTGGCTATAAATGCTATTTGATAGCCCTAATGCGCGGCTTAAATCGGCTCCATTTTTGCCCTTTTTGCTCAAGTAAAAGTTTATTTTGTCTATAGCGTCCATTTGCACCTCGTGGATATTGTGCAGTTCACCAAAACTAATAAAAACTAATAGAAAGTGGTTGACTTATAACTTCTAATTAGTTATAATAAGAATCGGCGGGAGGCAATACAAAACCAAGCCCCCTGCACTTAGCGGACTGCGGAAAATATTAAGGGTTGTTGGCACTTCCATAATACCACAGTTTGCTAAGTTGTCAAGTAAAACTTAGTTTTTGTTGATTGCGGAGAGGGAAAGCCGCCCTGATGCCGTAACACCCGTATTCAACCTTAAAAACTAAGCAAGAATCAAACTGGAGGTGACAGAATGAGTTTTCGCAGCGCTCGGTTGGCCGCTGGGCTAAGTGTCCGGCAGGTCATCGAGAAACTAAAGGTGACGGATGCGGCGGTTTACATGTGGGAGACCGGCACGCAGGCACCGAGGGCCAGCCGCTTGCCGGAGATCGCCGAGCTGTACGGCTGCACGGTGGACGAGCTGTTGAAGAAGGAGGATGACAAATGATCGAAACCATGACGCTTCACCAGGCATCGAAGTATCTTAGAGATAAAGGCTTGAGCCTTTGTTCTGACACTCTGGCCGACGGCCTGGAGCAGGGCGTGTACCCCTTCGGCGTGTGCATCCGCACCGACCGCAGCCGGGTATTTCAGATTTTTAAAAAGAAGCTGGATGCGTGGATTGCGGAGCGGGAGGAGTAAACATGGACGGTTACACATTGACGCTGGTCATCATCGGCGCGGCTACGGTGGCGTGGATGTTCGTGAAGCTGTTGGACAAGCTGGATAGACCAGGCAAGTAAATAACAGGAGGAAAAGGCGATGAAGGCATACAAGGGGTTTGATAAATACCTGAAATGCAGAGAATTCCAGTACGAGGTAGGTAAGGAGTACGAGGAGGGAAGCGCAAAACTGTGTAAAAAAGGTTTCCACGCCTGTGAAAACCCGCTGGACACATTCCGCTACTATGGGCCGACAGATAGCCGGTACTGCGAGGTTGATGTGGACGACAACGGCGAACGCAACGGCGATGACAGCAAGGTTTGCGGCAAACATATCAAGATCGGCGCAGAAATCGGTCTGAAAGGCGTTATCAACGCCGGTGTGCGGTTTGTGTTTGACAAGTGCGAGAGCGCAACCGAGGAAAACGCATCGGGCTGGAGTGGCAACGCCGCCGCATCGGGCTGGAGGGGCAACGCCGCCGCATCGGGCTGGAGGGGCAACGCCGCCGCATCGGGTGAGAGTGGCAACGCCGCCGCATCGGGTG